GTTTTACAAGGCGACATGATGTTCACTAAAGGTGATTTGAAAAATGAAGTCATTGATGGTACCGATTACATTACATTTCAACCAAATACAATTGTGTATGCTGTTCCTGTTGATTCTAAATTAGCACAGATGATGTTAGCTGCACAAATTGGTGTGGTGTTTCATACTTCATACACAGGTAAAACATTAGAAGATATGAAAGCGTCATTTAATATTGACATCAATAATTTAGCTACAACTAAAGATATTTGGTTCCGTGATGCCTCTTTTGTTGATGCTTCAGGCACTGCTACATTTACTGAACAAGAAACAAAACAAATTACATATATTCTATCTGACATTGGTAATCTATTCAGAGGAATTAATCCTGTGGTGCTAAATAGAATAGCAACAACAGAAATTGTTAGAACACAAATTAAAACATTTAACAATTCTAAAGTTCGTGCAGGTGAAGTTATCACAGATACAACAAAGCATGTTCGTGATTTGATTCGCACTATTGAAGATAAGTTAAACAAAGAAATACTTGCAGCTAAATTAGATAAAACTAAACAAAAAAGAATAGCTGAAAAATCAGAATTGATGAGATTCTATCGCAACAATGCAACAGAATTAAAAAAGATATTTGATATTCAAAATGGTTTAGTAGAAGCTAAATCTATGATTATTAAGAAGTTACAACAGATTCGTCAGGTCACAGGAACATTCCTAAAGACTGACAATGGTTTCAAAATCACAAACGCAGAAGGTTTTGTGGCTGTGGACAAATTAAAAGGCAACGCAGTTAAACTGGTTGACCGATTAGAATTTAGTCAAGCAAACTTTAACGCACAAAAAGCATGGGACAAATAAAATGGCATATGATTTAACCAAAATATTACAAGAGTATGGTGATAACGATTTTGGCTTTACGGCTGTTGATGAAGCAGAATACAATGCTGTTATTGCACAGAAAGATGAAACAGTTGAAGAATATAAATCAAGACTTCAACAAGTAGAAAAGATTGTGATGCCTCTTTTAATTAATTTATTAAAGACAGCAGACCAACCAATCATCAAATGGCCTAACCGTAAACCAATTTTAGAAGCACAGATTCAAAAGATTGTTACTTTAACCAGAGATTAGAATGAAATCATTCCGCAACTTTCTTACTGAAGAATTCAAAAATGGTGGATTAACCATATTTGATATTGATGATACATTGTTCAAAACAACAGCTCGTGTCAATGTTAAAAAAGGTAATAAGGTTGTTAAAAGACTTGACCCACATTCATACAATACATATGAATTAAAAGATGGTGAAGAATTTGATTTCAAAGAATTCCGTGATGCTGAAAAGTTCTACAATGAATCTAAACCTATCAAAGGTATGATGGCAAAAGCCAAAGCGATTCTAAAGAATACACTCAATTCAGAATTAAGTCGTGTTATTATTGTAACGGCACGAGATGACTTTGATGACCGTGAAAAGTTTTTAGATACATTCCGTAAATATGGTTTTGATATTGACCGTGTTCGTGTTGAAAGAGCTGGTAAGATTAAAGATATTCGTAGCACAGCTATTTCAAAAATGGTCATCATCCGTAACTATCTAAATACCAAGCAGTTCTCAAGAGCAAGGTTGTTTGATGATTCATTAGAGAATCTAAAGATGTTTTTACATCTACAAAAAGAATTTCAAGATATTAAATTTGAAGCATTTTTTGTTAAAGAAGATGGTTCAATAAGGACAGTTAAGTAATGTTAAAACAAGTTAATGGTCGCTGGGCGTTAGTGTCAAAAAAGACACAGAGACCTTTAGCATACTACAAAGGTGAAGGCAAACCATCCGATGAATGGGTTGCTAAACAAGAAAAACGCATACAATTTTTTAAGCATGGCATGGGTGAAGCTGTAAATATCAAACCTGATATTCTTCCTAAATCTGGTGGTGGCCAAGATGGCACAGATACATTAAGAAAATCATATCAAAAAGATACACCCGGTCAATCTAAAATTATAGGATTCAAACAATACCGCAAGACTAAATAAAATATATTATTGGAGTTATTATGAAAGATATAGTGGTTGGTTGCATTACTGGTTATGACTTTGACAAAATTAAACCTTGGGTCAATTCATTAGATACATGTGGTTTTACTGGCACCAAGGCCATGATTTGTTATAATGTTGATTATGAAACAACTGAAGAGCTAGTCAAGCGTGGTTACACCATTTTTGCATTTAAGAAGAATGATGAAGCTAAACGATTTGAATACAAAGATAATTTCTCCATCGTTGTTGAACGATTCTATCATCTCTGGTATTTCTTAAAAGGTCTCAAAGGTCAATATCGTAACATCATTACAACCGATGTTAAAGATGTGGTCTTTCAAACAAACCCATCCTTATTTTTAGAACGAGTTATTAAAGACGGCAAAAAGATTAATGTCGCCTGTGAATCTATTCGTTATAAAGATGAAGATTGGGGTGATAACAATTTACTTAAATCATTTGGTCCGTTAATTCACGAGCATAATCGTGACAACCTAATCTATAACGCTGGCACAATCTCTGGTGATTTTGATACCATGATTGATGCCTTTCTAAACATTTATCTATTATGTAATGGTTCAAATCCATTTATTGAAGGTGGTGGTGGACCAGACCAAGCTGCATTGAATGTTTTATTACAATTAGAACCCTATAAATCAATTACCAATTTTGCTATGAGTGAGGACGGTTATGCCGCTCAATTAGGCACCACAGGCCCACAAATACAAGGCAAATATGGTGATAGGGTGGTTGAAAAATGTCCAATTTTAGTAGATAATATGGTTTGCACTAGCAACGGACAGGTATTCTCCTTGGTTCACCAATATGATAGAGTGCCTGAATGGAAACAATTGATTGAGAAAAAATATGCGTAACATTATCTTTGTACCTGTAGGCCAAGAATTAGCATTCCATGAAGCATATGATAAGAACAATCATTGGCGTTATACCAAATCTAACAGAGATTATGAAATCATCGCTTATCAATATAAAGATTTTGATATTGAACCTGACACTTATGATTATTTGATTAAAGATGTTGGTTTCAAATGGGACTTAGCAAAACATTTCCTTGATACTTTTGATTGGCGAGATTATAATTATATTGGTTTTTGGGACGATGATTTAGTTACCGATATTCAAAGTGTGAATCGTGGTTTAGAACTAGCAGAAAAACATGATATGAAATTATTTCAACTATCAACACTAGCTGGTTCAGCTTCATCACATTTAGTTTTACATCAAAACAAAGAATGGGTTTTTAGTAGAACAAATTTTATTGAAGGCATGGCACCATTCTTTCACACTTCAATGATACCAATCTTATTAGATTTTTGGGAGTATCATAAAGTTTATAGTGGTTGGGGCTTTGATATGATATTTTCATCTATCTGCCGTGAAAAAGCTGGAGTAATACATGAAGTATCAATGTATCATCCAGATAGACCAAGTAATTATGATAAACACAAAGCCTTCCTTGAAATGGAAGAAATATTAAATAAAGTTTATCCTAAATTTATGCAAGACAAATATGGCACACCAGACCAAACAGATATTGATTGGACTGGTTCTCAACGACACGAAGTAGTATATGAATTCACACTAAAGGGATAAAAATGGAAGTTATTGATACGAGTAAACTCAAAAAGACAAAAAAAGAATATGTAGTTGACAACCAAATTAAAGGTCGTAGTTACTCAAGTAACCATGCAAAATTACTCAAGCACATGGATCGCTTGATTGATTTACAGGAAGGTAAAAGACCAAAGCCTGTCATGTTTCATATGTCACCTTGCAACCCTTGTAACTTAACATGTTCATTTTGTTGTTTTGCTAATCGTGCCATGAAAGAGATGTTGACTGTTGAGCAAATGAAATCAGCTATTGACCAATTCCATGCTCTAGGTGCAACAGGTATGGAATTTACAGGCGGTGGCGAACCAACATTACACCCACAATTAGATGAAGTGATTGAATATGCTTACAATAAAGGTTTGAAAATTGGTATTTGCACCAACGGTTCAAAACTTAAAAAGATTAAAAATTGGCACATGATGTCGTGGGTTCGCCTAGGAATGTATTCATGGGACGAAAAGAAACCATATCCATATCACCTTGAAGTGTTTGAAGGATTAGATATTGAAATCTCAGCTGCCTATGTTTGGGATGGTGCAATGGACACATCTACAAATCCTAATATTACTGGTGAGTGGAAAGACCCGAAAGCTAAAAAGTTAGCATCAAACGAATATAAAGAAGAAAACTTTATGAAGATGCTAGCGTGGGTTGAAGAAAATAAAATCCCATGTCGTATTGCCTTTAATGCAATTAAAGACCCAAAGATTGTAATGCAAGATATTGAATCAATTAAAGTATTGATTGCTAAACATGAAGAAAAACATGGCAAATTGCAATATGCTTTCTTATCAGATTTCAACTTCAAAGGTGAAAGACGAAACAATCATTGTTATATGCACGGCGTAAAACCTTGTGTGTTTACCGATGGTTATGTTTATGTTTGTCCATCAGCTGAATTAGCACCAGAAAATAATTATCAAGTAAATGAAGAATTCAAGTTGTGTGATATTGCTGGCATTACAGACTTTTATAATTCACAAGTTGGTGGTCCTGATAATTTTAGAAGACACCACGATTGTTCATTCTGTAAATACGCATATCAAAATGAATTGATTGATGATGTATTAATGCCAACAAAACATAACGAATTTGCATAGGACATATTATGAGCTTAAAAAAAGTGTTTGACGAAAAGTATTTTGAAGATGGTGTTCGTAGTCGTGTAAGTGCCTATGAGAATTACCGTTGGATGCCAGAGAGAACCATTCGTGAGGCCTCTTCAATCATTAACAATATACAATTTGATAATGTATTAGATTATGGTTGTGCTAAAGGTTTCATGGTATATGCTATGAGGTTGCTTGGTAAAGAAGCTTATGGTGTTGATGTGTCAGAGTATGCTGTTACCCATGGTCATCCAAAAGTTAAAGAATTCTTGTCGGTGATTGAAACGACTGAAGACATCAAAGGCGGCTGGGATTTAATTATTGCTAAAGATGTTCTTGAGCATATTCCTAAAGAAGAATTACCAGCTGTATTATCTGCTTTCCGTAGAAGATGTAAATACTTATTTGTTGGTGTTCCACTTGGTGATGGCAAACGATATAGAATCCGTGAATATGAAATGGATGTAACACATGTTGTCCGTGAACCTGAAGAATGGTGGTTGACCACTCTAGTAGAAGCTGGTTTCAAAATCAAGTATTTTGATTATCAATTCGGCCATCTCAAAGAAAACTGGACAACATCTCATCCGCACGGCAACGCATTTATAGTTGCCGAATAATGGATCATTTCTATAAAAAACTACAAGAACGAACATTTTTCAATTATGACAATGTTTATGATTATATTATTGAAAAATATGATACAGCTAAGTTTGTAGAGATTGGTGTTTGGCGTGGCCAATCAGTTTGTTATGCGGCTGTAGAGATAATCAATAAAGGCAAGAATATAACAATTGATGCCATTGATACTTGGGAAGGTTCACCTCAAGAAAATTTACACATCAAAGATCCACACCAAGATGGAACTCTCTATGACATCTTCCTTAACAACATTGAACCGGTCAAACATATTATCACTCCCGTAAGAATGGATAGTATCCAAGCGTCTTCCAGATACGAGGACAGGTCATTAGATTTTGTTTTCATAGATGGTTCTCACCTATATGAAGCAGTCAAGGCAGACATCCAAGTATGGTTGCCCAAAGTTAAATTTGGTGGGTTTATTGGTGGCCATGATTACGGCAATAGTAATGAACCATTGAATGGTGTGCAACAGGCTGTGGATGAAGTCTTTGGAGAAGATAAAAGAATCTATAATCCAGGCTGGGGTAGTTGGTTGCATCATCTAAAAGCATAAATAAAGAGTATAATTAACCTGCTGTAGAGGCGGAAAAATGAAATTCAAAGACTTTTTAATTAAAGAATCAAAAGATAGACATGCCGTTTTGGCCTTTGGAAGGCTTCAACCACCCACAACTGGCCATGAAGTTTTAGTCAATAAAGTTAAAGAGTTATCTAAGCAACATAACGCTCAGCATCATATCGTTTTATCCCATTCAAACGACCCTAAATCTAATCCTCTCACAGCAAAACAAAAAGTTAAACACGCAAAACGATTCTTTCCAGGTACGAATATTACGACCTCTGATAAAGAACATCCTAACTTTTTAACACAAGCATCTAAATTACACAAGTCTGGTGTAACACACTTGCACATGGTTGCTGGTTCAGACCGTATACCAGAATATAAAAGAATATTGAAAAAATATAATGGCACACATGAAGGAGCTTTATTTAATTTCAAAAAGATTGATGTTCATTCTGCTGGTGAAAGGGATCCAGACGCAGAAGGTACCACAGGTATGTCAGGCTCTAAAATGAGAGCTCATGCAGCTTCTGGTAAATACAGAGAATTCAAAAAAGGTGTACCTAAGCATATATCAGATGAACACGCAAAAGAATTATACCATGATTTGCGTAAAGGTATGAATATGAAAGAAGACATTAACGAAACATTTACAGAAGTTTTAAGCGAAGGTGTTCACGACCAAGGCATATTCAAAGCAGTATTTCTTGCTGGCGGTCCAGGTTCTGGTAAAGACTATGTGTTAAGTAACACACTTGAAGGCCAAGGTCTAGTAGAAATTAATTCAGATAAAGCACTTGAGTTCTTAATGGACAAAAAAGGCCTTGATAAAACAATGCCTGCTACTGAAAAAGATAAAAGAGATATTGTTCGCACACGAGCAAAAACAATTACAGAATTAAAACAAAGATTAGCGTTACTTGGTCGCAATGGTTTAATTATCAATGGCACAGGTGATGACTATGAAAAGATTTCTCGTATCAAAGAGAAACTAGAAGAATTAGGCTATGAATCAGCCATGATACTTGTCAACACAGATGATGAAGTATCTAAAGAAAGAAATATTGAAAGAGGTCAACGAGGCGGTCGTACCGTTCCTGAAGATGTTCGTAAAGAGAAATGGGAAAATGTTCAACGCTCAAGACCTGAATTTGCAAAACTATTTGGCCAAAATTATATGGAGTTTGATAACTCACAAGATTTACGCCAAGCACCACCAGAAGTAGTTAAAAATAAAAAAGAAGAATTACTACAACTTTATACAAACATACAACAATTTGTAAGTAGACCGCCAGCTTCAGAAACATCACAAGAATGGGTAGCTACACAGATGCACGCTGTTGATTCTTACAATATTATGGTTTTGGTCGCTACGGACAAAATGGCGAAGTTACATACCGCTCAGTCCATGATACATTAGTGAAAGTTGTAAAACAACCAACAGAGAAACCTATGAATAAAAATGTCAATGAAGAATTTGAAGACTTCTTAAATGAAGCTGTTACTGTAACAATTTCTGGTGACACCGCTGAAGAAGTTAATAAAGTAATTAAGAATATGAAAGGCGAAGAAGAGGTTGAAGAAGAAGTTGAAGAAGAAACAAAACCACAATATTCTTTATCAGATACCTTTGCATTAAATAGTTTAACTTTAGGCAGAAACCTTGTTAAAGAAGAAATACTTAATGAAGCAAAATATATCACAGACAAATCAGGTAAGAAAAAAGTGTATATGCTTCGTTCACAAGCCGCTTCAGAAGCCCATAAAAAACAAGGTGTGGTTTATAAAGAAAAACATGGATATGTGATTAAACTAAAAGAATCAATTGATAAAGGTATTGAACCTGGTCTTTCTATGGCAGCTTCAGGTGAAAGTCCTGATAGAGATATGGGTGAAAAGATTAAAAAGAAAACAGGTAAGGCCTCGCAAGTAGCAGAAACAATTGGTGCTGGCGGTGAAATGGCAACATCAATGTCAGACCAAAAAGAAGATGAATTAAAAAGAAAAGGCATTTCACTATCATCATTCAAAGCTAAAAGGGTTATAGGATGAAATCGTTCAAAACTTACATTACAGAAAGATGTTGGCCTGGATATAAAGAAACTCCAGGTAAAAAAGCCTATGAAAAAGGTTCATGTGTAAAAGAAGAAGAACAGATTGATGAAGTGGCTGCATGGCAACGCAAAGAAGGTAAATCTGAATCTGGTGGTTTGAATCGCAAAGGTATTGCATCATATCGCCGTGAAAATCCAGGTTCAAAACTTTCAATGGCTGTTACTACAAAGCCAAGTAAATTAAAACCTGGTTCAAAAGCAGCGAATCGCCGTAAATCATTCTGTGCAAGAATGGGCGGTATGAAAAAAAGATTAACATCATCAGAAACCGCTCGTGATCCAGATAGCCGTATTAACAAAGCATTAAGAAAATGGAATTGCTAATTGACGCAATATACAACACAAACTAACCAGTTTCTAAACACCAATAGGCATATCTATGAGGTCATGTATTTGGCCAATGGTGCCAATGGTGATATTGTATCTACTGAAAATAGATTACCGGTAGATACGGTATATTCTGGTTCTCAAGGTGATGCCTTTGGTCGCTTGCGTGTTGCAGAACCATTTACACTTGGTGACTATAAACATTTATTTGCAATTGACCCAAACTTTATAGATTTTACTGCAAACGGCGGTACAGTTACATTTACTGGTAATACAGCATCGGCTACATTATCAACAAACAATAGCACATCATCAGTATCGGTTCATCAAACTAAATTTTACCATAGCTATCAACCAGGTAAATCACAAGTGATTCTTTCATCTGTTGTGTTTGGTTATGCTCAACAAAATGTAACAAAGAGAACTGGTTATTTTGATGACCGTGATGGAATTTATTTTGAGCAAGTTGGTTCAAATACATCAAACGGTACAAATAACGGAACATTAAACTTTGTAATCCGTTCTTTTACAACTGGCACCGCATTAGAATCGGATGTTGGTTCTTATAAGCGTAGAGTGCCACAATCACAATGGAGTGTTGACCCGTGTGATGGTACAGGACCATCAGGTTTCAATATTGATACTTCAAAAACACAATTGGTTTACATTGACTTTCAATGGTTAGGTGTTGGTCGTGTTCGTGTTGGTTTTGTTCACGATGGTGCGTTTATCATAGCACACGAATACTATCACTCAAATATATTAAATGAGGTTTATCTGTCAAGTCCAAACTTGCCAGTTCGTTGTGAAATAAGAAATACAGGAACAACCTCTGGCGGTTCAATGGGCCAAATTTGTGCAAGTGTTATTTCTGAAGGAGGTTACAATGAATCTGGAATTGATTGGTCTACCTTTGGTTATGCAAGAACAACAGCAACACCATCAGCTACACCTTTACCATTAATTGCATTACGATTAAAAACCACTTTCAAAGGATACCCAAATCGTTTAAGTGTAAGGTTAAATACCCTATCATTATATGCAGAAACAAATAGTATTATCTTTGAAATCATCAAACTTCCAAATGCAAGCAGTTTGGCTAATGGAACTGGTGCTTTGGTTTGGACTTCAGCTGATGATGATAGTGGTTGTGAATATTGTGTTAATGCCGACTCCTACACATCAGCAAATGCGGATAGATTGGCATCAGGATTTGTTCCGTCAGGTTCATCACAAAACTCATTATCACCAGTCAGCACTGGTTCAATCACGGCAGCTAAAAAGAATATTATCGTTCAAAATTACGATTCAAGTGAATCAGAAGTATATGCAGTAATAGCAGCTGCATTACAATGGCGAGAAATTTATTAAAAAAAACTAGGAGAACTACAATGAACCTCAAAAAAGAACTAAGCGGAGTTGCTGAGGCAGTTGCCAAAGTAATGGAAGCTGAATTGTCACCAAAACAAAAAGCAATCGCTAAACTTGCTGGACCAAAACACAAAATTGATTCTGGTGATTTAGCAAAACTTCGTGCAGGCCATAAACCTGTTGAAGAAGGTTACTATAAAGATATTGATACTAATCGCAAAGAAGATGAGCGTTTAGCTGCACAAAAGAAAAAACAATTACCATTTACTCCAGATAAACCAAAAGCAAAAGTTGCTACTGCTGGTAAATTTGGATATGGTTATTCAGCTGCTCGTCATTTAGCACGCCAAGGTATGGCATCTTTAACTAAAGAAGAACAAGAGTTTATTGATGAATTAAATAAATCTACACTAGGTTCTTATATTAATAAATCTGCAAAAGATGCTGTTGATAGAACGGCTAAAGAAGTTGAAACTGGTGAGATTGACAAATTAGCGGATAAAAGAATGAAAGGTATCAAATTAGCTACTAAAAAATTAGCTAAAGAAGAAACTGAACAAGTTGAAGAAGCAATTACAAAAACATCAACAGGTTATATTCACCATGCAAGACCGGGTGTTTATGGTGGTTCAGAAAAAGAAAAACATGTTGTTGACACATTAAGAGGTCCAAAGAAATCAGAAATAGAAGCTATTGAAAAGGAAAAGAAAATGAAAAAATTTAGCGAAATGTTAGATTTAATCAATTCACAAGGTCTTAAAGCATTGTCAGAAATGATTAAAGAAGAACCTGATAATGAAACTTTCACAAAAGAATTAAAAGACCAAGAAGCTAAAGCTGCAGGTAAGAAAAAACAACCTGATTTAGCAAAAGGTGCAATTCAATCAGTTAAAGTTGAAGAAGATGTTGAACAGGTTGAAGAGCGTTCACTCACAGAACCAGAAATGAAAAAGAAAGAAGAAATTGTTAAATCAATGAAAAAAGGTTTAGCAGGTTTCAAAGCTCGTTACGGTGACCGTGCAAAAGAAGTAATGTATGCCACAGCTACCAAGCAAGCAAAAGGTGAATAGTGAAAACTTTTTTTGACCTACACGAAGATTTAAGACAATGGTTTGACCCCAAGCACCCTAAAGGTGGTTGGAAAAGAATCAACAGTAAAGGCGAGGCCATTGGTCCTTGCGCTCGTGAACCTGGTGAGGCCAAACCAAAGTGTATGTCAAACGAAAAGAGAGCTAAACTATCTAAAAAAGAAAGAGCCTCAGCTGTAGCAACAAAAAGAAAGCATGACCCAAATCCAGAAAGAAAGGGTTCACCAATCAATGTATCTAATTTTGGTAAAGGAAAGATAAGCGAAGATATGGAAAACTTAAACGAAAAGAATGTACCAACAAGTCCAGAAAAATGGGCTCAAGCAAAAGCGCAAGCCAAAGCTAAGTTTGATGTTTATCCATCCGCTTATGCCAATGGTTGGGCTGCAAAAAAATATAAAGAAATGGGTGGCGGTTGGAAATCTATTTCAGAAGTCAAAGAACTTGGTGACGATCCAATAAATGATGGCACTCCACCCGAAATAAGAAAAAGAGGAAGTAAAACTGTGATTACATCTAACGAAATCAAAGAAGCAATCAAAGATAAATTTGACATTGGTGAATATGACCAAGAAGGTGATATGGCCAAATCAGATTTGCGTTCTATCATGGCTAATGCAAAACGATTACATGATATGATTGAAGATGCTGATAACCTACCTGAATGGTGCCAAAACAAAATTACTCTAGCTGAAGATTATATCTCAACAGTTGCTAATTATTTAACGGCTGAAATGAATGAAGAATTCGTAAAAACTGGTAAAGAAGCAACACACAATAAAACTGGTGAAAAGACCTATGAATATGCAAAAGTAGATAAAGAAGGTCGTAAAACTGGTGAAAGAGAATATCGTAACGCACAAGGCAAACCTATGGGTGAAGAATCAAAATTACAAGAATCTGGTGGACCCGTTGTGTATAAAAAAGGCGATAATCACATTGAGAAATATGGTAAAGATTCTTTTGCACTCTACAAAGATGGTAAGAAAGCAAAATACTATACATCAATAGAGGCAGCAAAACAAGCCATGGATGAAGAATTTGCTGGTTGGGTTGCACACTATAATGGCCAAAAACACGAAATCAAAAGCCATCAAGCTAAAGATTTGTATGGTGCAAAACAAAAAGCAATCGCTCACTTCAAAATACCTAAATCTAAACACGGTTTACTTTCAGTAAAACCTGGTGTGAATGAAGAAATAGAACAGATTGATGAGTTATCAAAAGGTACTTTAGCTTCATATGCTAAAAAAGCTACACATGATGCTCGTATCAAACAAGTAGTTGCTCGTGATTTCAAAGCTAAATCTGACCAAGCAAGAATGCCAAGAAAGAAAGAAACATGGAAAAGTCTTGCTGATAAGTATCAATCACAAGCGTGGAAGCGTGAAAAAGGCCATGACAAAGCCGTTGACAAATTAGCAAAAGAAGAAACACAGATTGATGAGATTACTCAAAAATTAGCAGGAAATTACTTATCAAAAGTTACACAACAAAATTTACAAAAACATGGTATGCAACATGATATGTATGGTAAGTTAGCTAAAAACAGACAACAAGGTGTATCAAACGCATTTAAGAGGTTACAAGTAGATAAAGAAGGTAAACCAGTCCATCATCTTGTGACAAAAGAAGAAACGGTAGAAGAATCTCGTGGTCACAAAGTGTTAGCAACATTCTTTAAGAATCGTGAAGTAGCACAAAGAGCATTTAACAAACCACAAGAAAAGAAACCAGAAACAAAAGAAACGAATGGTCATAACAAACAACCAGTTCATGAGCAACTTTATAAACAAGGTCGTTTTGTGTCTGGTGCAGGTAAAAAGCCATTCAAAGCTCCAGCGATTGTTAAAGCTGCAGTAAACGAATCTCGTAAGGCAGAGATTGTAAAGAACATTATGAAGAAGAAAAAGTCTGATAAGTTTGAACCGGAACCAGAGTTAAGTAATACTCAATCCAAATCAGACCAGACTGTATAATTATTTGGTTGCGTTATAAATACATTATATAATTAAGAAAAAAACTAGGAGATATTAAAATGGCTTTATGGTCAAATACAGATGCAAACACAAGCGTACCAAAGTTTGCACCTTCATTAGTTAATTTAACTAATACACAGGCAAATAGCAACTTAATGTATGCAAATACAACAGCTGATGCTTTCATCACAGGTGAAACTATCGGTGTATTTGGTGTTGATGCAACAGAACAAAGTGTTGCAGCTAATCCAAAAGGCGGTCACGCTGGTTGGGTTCTATTAACAACAGGTTCAGGTGGTCGTGCAGGTCGTAAACATGTAGAAACTTTAGTTGCTATGGGTTCTATGACAGGTGACGGCGGTGCTATTGCTAATGACGATGTAACTTTCGCAGATAGTTAATAGTGGACTTTACGCAGACGATTATAGCTCAAGGGCCTGATGTGCCTATTTCAATCACAGATGAAAAAATCCGTGAGGGTATTAATCGTCATTTAGATAATGAATTGGATGATACGATTCTTTCTCCAGAATCTGGTATTCAGAAAATCCGTAAGGTGTTGACCCGCTTTGGTGTGGATATGCCAGCGCTTTACGGAACTGATCCAGAAGGAGATGAAATTGTTATTGATTTAGAAGAAACTGATGGTAAGTATTATTTGTATTTAATTTATGCTCTCACCGATGATAATCGTTATGAATTCTATGCTGAAATTGTAGATGAAGAAGGTTTAGAAGAAATAGAATCGGATGAGGAGGAAGACGAAGAAGAAGAATAATGGTCTTTGATGACTTAAATAATGATAATGTGACGATATATGCAGTAAAAGCATATGACAGACCAAACTGTATTATGAGTGAGTTCAAAGATGATATGAAGCGATTCAATTATCTTAAACGCTTATTCAAAAGGTACCGTAAACTTGATGAATTGAGAGAGCGTTTAGTTCTAAATCATTTAGTGGTTCTTTATAATGTATTTGGTCCCGAAGCAGCAACTCGCTTGCTATTTTACAAAATGTCAAAAGACGATTATTCAGCTCTTAAAACATATTTGGTGTTTTTAAGTGTTATGCCTGACCGTGTCCGTGGTATTAAAGGTCAAGATATAATTTCTTCTGATATTCCAGTTGATTTGAAAATTGCAGACATGTTAAGAGATATTAAATGATAATCAACTCAGGAATTACAATTAATTCAGGTGTCAGTATTATTCCTGAAACCATCACATATACTGCGGGTTTGTATAAAACCACATATGCGGGATATTTTAATGATGTTGTTAGTTTTTTTGCAACAGCTACACCAACAACTTATGGTGCTAACCCAGCAACATCAGTTCAAACGACAACAATATCAGAACCAAGTAGTAATGATGGGAGTAATTTTAGTGTTCAATGGTTAGGTTATTTTTTACCAAGCACGACAGAAACTTATACATTTTTTACATCAAGTGATGATGCTTCTTATGTATGGGTTGGTTCAAATGCAATAACAGGATTCACAACTGGAAACGCAACAGTAAATAATGGTGGATTACACGGACAATTAGAAAAAAGCGGAACTGCTTCTCTTACAGCTGGTGTATATTATCCAATAAGAATACAGTTTGGTGAAAGTGGTGGTGGCGATGTAATGACATTTAATTATTCCACACCAACGATAACTAAAACAACCAATGTTACAGGTAGAGTGTTTTACAATACAGCGACAAACGGATTTTAATATATGGCAAACGAATTAAAAAAAGAATGTGGTGCAGGTTACTATTGGTGTAATACTGACCAAAAATGCAAACCTATGCAAGAAGATGCACCGGCTAATGCTGTTGGCACAGGCGCAGTTGCTGGTATAGGTGTTGGTTCACAAGGTGAGCCTGGTGTCAATAAGAAAAAAGGATTAACTCCGTTTATAGCGTTTATTCGCAGAAAGAAACCTCAATAATATGTGGATGGATTCTTGGATTCAATTAGCCGTTCATATCATATTTGGACTTGGTGTAGCGGGTCTTGTATTAACATGGCTAATTCAAAATATATTCAATCACTTTACAAAATTACTTCCATGGATTAAAACAGTTCGTTGGATAAGTATTGTATTATTTGTTGGCGGTTTATACCTTGAAGGTGGTATTGGAGTAGAATCAGAATGGCGTGCTCGTGTAGCACAATTAGAAGCTAAAATTAAAGTAGCAGAACAACAATCAAAGGATGCAAATGATAAGCTCAAAAATCAAATCAATTCAAAAGTTAAAATTATTAAAATCAATTCTGCAAGCAATAAAGAATCTATTACTCAAAATAAAGAAGTAATTGATGCTGAATGTAGTTTGAATGACAAAGCGATTGTTATCTATAACAACGCAGTTAAGAATGGTGCCAAATGAAAAAAATAATATTGATTAGTTTATTACTAACTGGATGTGCAACAAGTGTGCCTGTAAAGATGTCTTTTCCACAAGCACCAGAACCATTGTTAGAACCATCTAAAGAATTAACACCTTTAGACCCTAATAAAAAGAAACTATCTGATTTATTAGATAATGCAAATACAAACTATACAGAATACCATGAATTACAAGAAAAACACAAGGCTTGGATTGAGTGGTATAATACTCAACGCAAAATATTTGAAGGTGTG